TATCGTAAAACCGAAAAGAAGTCTAAAAGGTAATCATGGATATCGATCCCATCCAATACGGCCAGTTGATTTCTAAGGTTGAGTTCTTAGAAAAAGAAGTTAGTATCATGAGCACCGATGTTAAAAAGCTTCTCGAGCTTGCTAATCAATCTAAGGGTGGCTTATGGATGGGGATGGCTTTTGCGTCTATGGCGGGGGCGGTGCTCCAATTCCTTGGCGAAAAGTTGTTTAAGTAATGGACCCAATCACGATATTCGCAGCATGTAAGGCAGCCCATGCGGGTATCAAAGAGTGTATTGATCTCTACCAAGACTTCAAAAAGGATGGTAAAGATTTAAGCGATATCGTTAATGACATTGGCAGTCATTTAGGTGCGTTCTTTACCCACCAAGAATCGTTTAAAGAGGCCGAGAAGGAAGCCAAAAACAATCCCTTACCCAAGAACATTAGCATCAATGAAGAGGCCATGAATCGAATTCTGCGTCAACAGCAGATCGAACAGATGGAAACAGAGTTGCGAGAAATGATCATATACCAAGTTGGAATGCCTGGTCTTTGGTCAAAATTCACAGAAATGCGTGAAATTGTCCGCAAGGAGAGAGAAAAACTCGAGCGTGATCAAAAAAAGCCGTTATGTTGGCTGCACTCAAAAGAAGGCAGTTTATTGACAAATGGGAGCTTAGAGTTTCGATTGCAGCTGGAATTTTTATCTTACTCTTCACATTTGCCGCTCTTATGTACGGCATTCATTTAGACTATCAAAAAAGTAAAGGAATATTATGAGTTGGTTAGGACAAATTGCACCCACGATTGCCACCGCTTTAGGTGGGCCTTTGGCTGGCATGGCTACGGAATTGATTGGAAAAACTCTTGGTATTTCATCTGATGAAGTAACCAATGCGATTAATTCAAACAAATTAACCTCAGATCAGATCGCTGGTCTACAGCAAGCTGAACTAGCATTGAAAGCAAAAGCTCAAGAGATGGGCTTGGACTTTGAACAACTGGCTACTCAGGATAGAAAGTCTGCACGGGATATGCAGATGTCTGTTAAATCCATGATTCCACCCATCTTGGCCATTGGCATCACAATTGGATTCTTTGGGATTATGGCTGGCATGATGTCAGGCAAAGTCCAGTCGAGTGAAGCATTAATGATACTCTTAGGTTCCCTTGGAACTGCTTGGACAGGAGTGATAAGTTTCTATTTTGGATCAAGCGCATCAAGCCAGGCTAAAGATCAATTGATCCACAACTCAACACCCATAACAAAATGACACCTTTAACCAACAATTTCAGTCTTGAAGAGCTGACAGTTACTGATCACAGAACCCTAGATAACACTCCTAATTACCAAGAGCGTGCAAATTTACAACGGTTAGCTGAGTTTTTAGAGAAAGTAAAAGAATTATTAGGTGGCAAGCCTGTCATGATTAATTCTGCTTTTCGCAGTAAGGCTGTAAATGATGCCTGTGGATCGAAAGATTCGTCTCAGCATAGGGTAGGGTGCGCTGCTGACATTCGAGTGCCTGGAATGACCCCTGACCAGGTTGTGAAGGCGATTATTGCTTCTGATTTACCTTATGACCAAGTGATCCGTGAGTTTGATCGGTGGACTCATGTTTCAATTCCTAATGATTTGGAACTCAAGCCACGACACATGTCGTTAATCATTGATAAATCAGGCACAAGGGTTTATAGTTAAGACTCTTTGCAAGTGCCATTTTTGGGGAGGACTCGTCTTCCCCTTTTTTTTGTCATAAATCTGTATCTTTGTTAAGATATGCTTTCATGATGAAAATCAAGCACATAGATACGAATGTTGAGGAGAATGTTGCGTTACTCAACAGTCTTCAGAAAATATGCTTGCCTTATGACAAACCGTATAAAGTTAGCGTTGGAAATTGGTGGATTGCTTATCAAGATAATCAACCGATTGGTTTTGCTGGGATTGTGCCTTCTGCTCGTTGGTCCGATGTTGGTTATCTTTGTCGCTCTGGGGTTATTTTCTCTGCTCGTGGACGCGGGACTCAGAAGAGACTTATTCGTGTACGTCAAATATTTGCTAAAAAAATGGGATGGTCATGGTTGATTACTGATACAACCGACAATCCACCATCCTCTAATTCTCTTATTTCCTGCGGTTTTAGGTTGTATGACCCCTCAATTCCTTGGGGTGGCAAAAACACTCTCTATTGGAGAAAGAAATTATGATTGAAAGAATATCTGACTTAGAGTTTATTACCTTGTTTGACATGTGTAATAGAAATCCACAGACCATGAGCAAGTCTATCGGGATGTCAGTCAGGAATATTCAAAATAGAAGGGACGCATTAGAAGCCAGATACCAAGAAGAAATGAAGACTCATACGCTCTATGACATGGTTGGAACAAAACCAGAGCGCTTGAATCTAGGAATAGAAAACGGAACAGTTATTGTATTTAGTGATGCCCATTTCTGGCCTGGCATCAGGACAACAGCATTCAGAGGTTTGATTTGGGCCATTCAAAACCTAGAAAACATTAAAGCGGTTATCAACAATGGGGATGCCTTTGATGGAGCCTCTATAAGCCGTTTTCCAAGGATTGGCTGGGATAGTACTCCCACGCTAATTGCGGAGCTTAAAGCCTGTGAAATAGCCCTTGGTGAGATCGAAGATGAGGCCAAGAAGGTCAACCATAAGATGAAGTTGATTTGGCCACTAGGGAATCATGATGCTAGATTTGAAAACCGTTTAGCTGCTAACGCTCCACAGTATGAGCAGATAAAAGGTTTTAGTCTTAAAGACCATTTCCCACTATGGGAACCATGTTGGTCCACCTGGATAACAGATCGCGTTATTGTTAAACACAGGTGGAAAGGTGGAATACATGCCACTCATAATAACACCTTAAATTCTGGTGTCACTATGGTCACAGGCCATTTACATAGTCTTAAGGTTACACCGTTTGATGATTACAACGGAACAAGATATGGTATTGACACAGGTACTCTAGCAGACCCACATGGTCCACAATTTGAAAACTATTTAGAGGATTCTCCTACCAATTGGAGAAGTGGATTTGTTGTTCTAACTTTACACAAGGGCATTTTATTGTGGCCTGAAGTGGTTAAAGTGTTAGACAAAAATCACATTGAATTTAGGGGTAAAGTAATAAAAGTTTAAGTGTGCAGAAAGTACCGATTAATGATACTTTCCGCACATCCAATGTAGCTTATTTTTTCTTAGCGACTAGGGTATAGCTGACTTCTTCTTCTTCGTCATCTTCTTCGATGTTGAATGAATCTTTAAATTCGTAGTTAGCTAGAGTTTCATCAATAGCAGATTGAAGTTCAAAGATCAAATCAAAATCATCGGCTTCGATTTTGATTTCAACATTCCAGTTATTCATTTCGAGTGTGTACAACATGCTAGCTCCTTGGTTAAAAAACCTATTGTGTCGCAAATTTATGACAACTTATCGCAGACCCTCATTATTCTTTGAGGTTTACCGCTTTTCCCAGGTTTGGTCAGACCCGTATCTTCAATTAAACCTTTGGTTAACAATGCTCGATAGCGAGCGGTAATCGAAGAATAGGGTTTATCAGGGAATAAAGCCAAGATTTCATCAGAAATAATGCCCTCTGGATGGGCTTTAATGGCCTCATAGACCAATTCTTCCATCGTTCTGCTATCTACCCTATGCGCTGCTATCTTTGAAGTCTCAACGGCATCTCTACGCATTAGAAACTTAGGGATGGTGCCAAACATTTGATCTAACATTTTTAGTCCTTTAAAAATTTTCATTTACCAATTTCTCCAAACCTTTTTCAAGGTCCCCTTTACCATACTCGATCAATAACTTAAGTTGAATAGGGTTTAGCGATAATACAACACCGACTCCTTTCTTTTTTGTTGTTGGCCGACCAGCGCCTTTTCTTTTACCGCCCCAGTTGACGGGCTTACCGCTCATCCACCAAGGACGGCCTTTTTGTGGTATTTGGTCAACAAGGTCGGGGTCGATCATTCTGATTCTCTAAAAAGCACCTCAACGTGTGGGTGGCCATACTTTTTAACAGAATGTGTGTACACAATTTGTGCATCACTCCAGAAAATAACCTTTTCACACCCATCGAGCACCGCTTTAACCACGTTGTCTAGATCAGGCTTCTTAATATGCTTCTCAGAGCCATTTAAACAGGCTTCCTTGCGTTTTTTAGAGTAAGACTCAGGAACACCAAAGGAAACGTAAATAAATGCGTCTAAGGCCGTTTCAAGAGGTTTTGAAGAACCCATTGCTTTAATGGCGCATTCTCTGACATGATCTTCGTAGGCACGGGTCTTTGCATCGGTGTAAGTAGAGACGAACTTTCCTCTATTTGCAAAGCGGGGTCTACCTTTTGCTCGGGGGGAGCCGTCAATCTTGAAGTTTATTTGAAAGGTCATTGAGTTCGTCCATTCTTTTTTTTACTGCTTTTCCAAGTCCACGATACATTTTGGTGGGGTGTTTTTCCATTTGCATGACCTGATATCTAGCGTGATCGACTGCCCCAGGCATCAAAGCCATTCGAGCATAGTGATCAATGATTTCTTGGTCCGACGATACGCGGTGGGTTGATTGATTCGTTGTAGATGTTGGTAGGGTCATTTTGAATTGCAGTTGCAGTATCGATATCACCCGTAATGATCAAAGCCTGAGTGACTTTGTAAGTAGGTTCATAGATACCGAATTTGACGTTGTTTAAGATTTGGTTTGCTTCTTCGTAGTCCATTTTTATCCCCATTGTTGTGCCATTGCGTTTGCTATACCTAAAAAGGTCTCACTTCTGATCTTCCATCGATCTTTACTTGGTCCCAGTTTGTTTTGGCCTGATGCAGTTTGATTGCCCCAAATGTTTTTACCATTGATTACTTGAGGTTCAACCATTTGAGTTGGCCTTAAAAGTGGTAGGTTTTTCAACCATAGACATGTTTTTTTGCTTGCATCATGTCCATATTCATAAGGTTGAATAATCTGATCTGGCTTTCTGATTCTGCTTGAAATAATGCTAATTGGGTTTTCAATAGCAATCATTTTGATGGGGGCATTTAAAAGTAAGTTAACAAAATCTAATGCATCTTCTGTCAACTTAGGGTCTCGCAGTCCTCTTTTTGTCCAATGCATTCCACTAACCGACAAATAAGTGCATGGCGGGTGTGCAATCATCAAATCCCATCCATCATTCAAAACATCCAAAACATCACCTTGATAATGAGGACCCCCAATATCAGTAGGCAAAATATCACAAGACATAGCATCATGCCCTTTTCCAATAAAGGCATCTCTAACCCTTCCAGAATACTCACATGCAACTAATACTCTCATGTCTTAATACCTTTGCTTTTTGGTGGACGAACCTAGCCTTTCCTAGACTAGATTCGTCTTTCCTTCCATTCTGCTTTTCGGAGCCACAGAACCCGACAGTCGTTCGATGCAAGGGCACTATCTTCGCCACCCCTTGATGTATCTCAGCATCTACCCCACAGTACATCT